AAAGGCGTAAGTATTAAAGGCTATGGATGGAAATTGGGAGGTAGTGCCGGCTGTCCATGGGATCGTGCCGGTAATTGTGTAAGTGCCGTTATAGGTTGAGCCGCATCCACTCAAGGTTACAGAGTCACCCGTACTAAAGATTGCAGGGTTAGCAACCATAACTGTGGCTACGTTATTCTGTAAAGCTGTACCTACAACAGGTGCAGAGTCAAACCATAAAAACTGATTAAGTAAATCCTGAGCAGCCTGACAGCACGTCTCTACAATATCTGAGCTATAAAGATCTGATATTCCAAGGTTGGCTCGTAGCTCGGCCTCGGTGACGTATGTAGCTGGCACTTATTTACTCCTTTACTTAATAGGGCCGGTAGGGCTCAAAGGGCTAAGAGCCCTACCGACTATTAGGGTTATTGCTTAGGTGAAGTTGTAGCGGATAATTCCCTTAGGCATCTTGGCGATAGTCGCCATGTAGCCGTAGATCGCTACCTGTACCTGTAGGTTGCTTACTACGTTCACGCTCATGTAAGCCTGTGGTGACTGATAAACAGTAAAGGCCTCAGGAGCCAAGATAATTGCTGAGTCATCTACGACTGTAGTAGCTGCAAAGTTCTTATCTACATAGAGATCAAGGCCAAGCACGTTACCGCGGATCGAGCCGGGCTGTACTAGACCGCCAGCGTTCATTGGCTGAGAGCTTGAATAAATTGGTCGCCCAGTTGTATCCACCGCGCCGGTTAATAGTTGCCATTGTGCGCCGTTAGCGATGTAGTTATTAGCGAAGTAGCCAGTTGCCTCATATACAAGGCGAGCAGCTTCAGATGCGTAACCGATAATGCCGGCAGATGTAGCGGCTTGAGCTGTTGTAGCAACAGTTCCAGCTGTAACGAGTGCAGCATTTACAGTTGTATCTATTGTCTTAAGGTAAGCGTTCTGTAGTTGGTTAGTAAGTTCACTAAAGAAGTTACCGTCTCCGTATCCGCGCTCTAGTAGCTCGATGCTTATTGTATTCATACCTGAGTACTTGGATACAGTTCCAGATAAATATTCTGTAACCATACCTGTATTTTGTACAGCTCCGGCTTCGGCTTCGACAGTTACAACAGGTGCTACGCCGCTTTGACCACCGGCAGACGTAACAAGAGATGGCACGTTGATCGTCATACCGTTAGCTGGCAAAACTCCACGAGAGCAAGCGTCGATAGATGGTGTACCAAAACGAGTGTTAGTTGGAAACTCTGATAGATACTGAGTTGGGTTAAAGCCCGGGTTAGTTGAAAAGCTATCATCTGCAGCTGTTACATATAACTTTGAGTCCTCGTTACCGAGTGCTGCTCTGATTTTGTGCTCTGTATAAGCGCCGATTGAAACAATAGGTGTGCGTACGCGCTGAGAGTCTAAAACGGATGGACGGATAATTTGGCGAGATGCCTCTAGAGGGGCAGCCTCGGCCGGTGCTTCCGCCGGAATATCCGGCGTTGTTTCTGGGGCTGTCGTCATGACATCCTCGCTTTCGGTTTCGGTTTCGGTTTCGATCTCTACGATTGTCGTATTGATCGTGGTTGTTTTTGTACTTGTACTTGTAGCTGCCTCAAGCGCTGCTCGAGCGGCTGCAATATCAGTTACGGATGCGCTTGAAAAGGCAGCGCTCTCTACGAGGCTTACCTCTTTGAGGACCGCCGCCGTTACTAACAGGTAATCACCCATAGGCTTAGAGGCCGTTACATCGACCCCTACGGATAAGCCGCTTACTAGGTTTTCCTGAGCTAATACGAGAGCATCTTGTCCCCGAGAGCTACTCGATAACTTAAAAGATCCGTACATACCCTCGGTTGAGTCGCTAAACGAAATTGCGCGGCCTACCGGCTTATCCTGTTGATGCTGGGACAGTAATTTAATTTTTGAGGCATCCGGGATAGCGATAGATCCTCGCTCAAACACAACGGCGCCAGCAGAGGTAAAACCTACTTCGCCATACGGAGCAATAAGCCCCGAGACGATGCGGCGCTGTGTATCAGCAGCTTGTATTTCTTGATTAAACGTTAGTAGCACTTGGATCTCCTAGCGGTGTCAGTTGCTCCATTTGTCGGGCTTGATTTACATCGATTAAATCTAGGTTAAGCATCTTTTCGATTATGTCTAAACGCTCTCTCGCATCTGCACGTAAGAAAGAGTCATCAACAGCAAAACGGACTTGATTAGCTGAGTTAGTTATATCGTTCATAGATAAACGATCCTCGATAGCACAGATATACGGCTGTAATGAGTACGCCATAAACTCTTTACGACCGTCAATAATATTTTGGTATGTCATGCTGTTATTCATATCGGCAGAGATGTAATACGCCGGTACGTTCATAGCGCGAGCAATCTCTGTAGCTAAATACTGAGATGCTTCGTTATACATCATATCTTTAGGACTAAAACCAATATTTTCTACGCTAAGAGTGCTCGTTAAGTACGCCGTTGATCGTGATGCTCTGCTCGATTTCCATGCAGCGAGTAAGCCTTGTACTTGTGCCTCGGGTAGATCCGCGCCGTTATTTTTTAATACTGTAGTAGCCATTGGTGTATTCGCACTTACAGCCGCCGCCTTTTGTACATCGAAAGCGGCTTTAATAGTTGTACCAGCTGTATCTAATACTCCTGGCGTTAAACCTTGAAAAGTTACAAGAGATCCGATACCGCCCATTGGTACTTTAATACCATCGACAAAATAATCCTCGATCTCTGTACCAAACTTATTAGTCGTGTATGTAACGCGACTATTAGATACCCACTCAAATCCGCTAGGGCGACCATCATCTGCATACAACGACGTAACGCGCCAGTATGCGCATCCGTAAAATATTAAAGCATCTACAGTTGCAGCGATAGTAACGCTACGAGGCTGGCGTAGATCAGGTTGCTCTAACCAAATAGGAGAGCCTAGTTTTTCTCCTGTTGATTTTTTATATAATGCTAAGTCAATTCCTGAAATAACTCCGGCAATTAAATTACGACAACGCACAACAGATGCAACCTGTAAAGCAAAATTACGATCTATACCGCTCGTGTTATATCCGTATGTAGAGCCGGTGTTATAAGATCCATATCCGTAAGTAGTAGTCATTACGGCAGGTGCGTATTGAGCCTCAATAGTCGGCTTATCAGCTGACTTAAAACCTAGAGTCTGGAGTATTCCCATGGAGGCGATTTTCTCCAAAAGTCAAGCACAAAATCAGATCTCTCTCGGCGTGTCTCTAACTGTAAACCTTAGCCTCACCCATCGGCTGAGTAAGAATATGGACGATAAAACTTAGGTTAATAGCTATATCTACAGGCCCGGCGGATTTACGCCGGACGATACGCCAAGAGCTGTCACTTTCTTTAGCCGCACAATTAGCCATATGCGCGACTAGCTCATCTTGGCCAGAGTGAACTAGGCGCTTATTAGCAAGGGCCTCATATAAATCGCCGGATGCCTGATACCCCTTTTGCCCTGAGATATCGGTGATCTGTATGCCGTTAGCCTCAAGGCGTTTAGCGATAGAGGCGGTCGTGTACTTGTCGTAACAGACCATCCGAGGGTAATAAATCTTGGCCCATTTAGCGATGGCATTAGCTACAAAGAGCTCATCTATAGATACATCGCTGTGAAATATCTCTAAGACTGCAACGCCTATCCGGCCATCCTCGAGTAGTTGGCCCATACATAACGAGCCGTCTCTGCGACTCGGGCTAACGTCAAAGGCAAAAATAGTAAGCGGCCCCGGTGACATTTTTAGATCCTTATCAGCTGCATCCTCTACAGCCATATGCGGCCATGGGCTTTGAGTGCTTGAGATCCATTGACATAGTAGCTCTGTCTTAGTCGTCTCTATTGGCTGTGTAGCAACGGCCTCCTCAAGAGCCTCCTCAGTTACGGTATAGCCAAGCGCTGGATTAGCCATGGCCCACGCATCACGATCTGTTATCTTTGCGAATTGAGGAGCTGAGTACTCGTAAAAGCCAAAAGTCTTAGGTGGAAAACTCATAGCCCTCTCGCGTAGGTCATTAAGTACGGTGCTAAACGAGTCGCCGGCATTAGAGGTTAGTAAGGTCTGAGCATTGGGCTTAGCGCGAGTTGTAGGTGTTGCAGCTCTAAAAGCCTCCTCGCTAATCTCTCGGATCTCATCGATGTACAACAGCGAGGCTGTACGGCCGCGAGATCCGTCTCTAGTAGCTGCCACAACATCGAGGCGGTTGCCGTTTTTTAACTCTATTGACTCGGTGCCATTGGCGTAGCGGATCTGTTTAACCTGTTTACGCATCCCGTCATTATTTTCGATGGCGTAGGCGACCTGTCTAAAGGTGTCTAAAGCCATGGATCTATTAGAGCTCATAATGAGCACGTTAGGGGAGTCGAACAAAAACATATGCCCTAGCATGACCATACGCGCTAGGTGAGTTTTACCTTGCTGACGGCTACATAAAATCAGCGAAGTCTTACGGATAAACATCTCATCCTCATCGACCGTACACATATCGTTAATTACAAACTCTTGCCAAGGTAAAAGCGGCATCCCTATCGAGTCTGCAAGCTGTGAGATCTCTATGCCTCGAGATTTACCCTTGAGATAGGGACTGTGTAGCCGAGGCTCAGTAGCCCCCATACGAGGCGTAGTCATATGGGACATACTCCTACTAATCCTGTTTAATCTGGCCCTCGCAGGGACCGGCTGGGACCTTGCTAGTGGTCATCGGGGAGGTATGGACTGG